ATGGTAGCCACTAGGCTAAATTCAATACAAATAATGCGCGGTATTGCAGCATTAATTGTTGTTGCATTTCACATAAGATACAACTTATCTGTTTATGAGCAAAAAAATCTTGGAGACTTAATGTTTTCAAATGGAGAAGTAGGTGTATACCTTTTTTTGTGATAAGCGGATTCATTATATCACTATCAACAAGAAGGAAAGAGTCGCCTTTAGAATTTAGCATTAAAAGATTACTTAGAATATATCCTCCATACATATTTTCTTTTGCAATACTGCTTTTTTTATTGAATGAAAATTATAGATTAATGGATGTAGTAAAATCATTAATACTTATACCATTAAACTCGCACGCCGCAGGTCCATATTACGGGTATAGTATACTCTTAGTTGCGTGGACACTTAGTTATGAGTTGTTCTTTTATTTTTGCTTTCTTGTATCAATGTCATTAAGCCAAAAATATAGAGCGGTAATATGTTCATTGATCCTGTCATCACTAATTATATTTGGCAATTATTATTTATTTGGATCGATTGGGGTAAATCCACACACAAGAGCATTTGATGGCGGTGGAATATTTGCAAGTATTATTTTCATAACAAACCCAATAATAATAAACTTTATATTAGGGATGCTTGCTGAGTTTATTTATAGCAATACAAAAACCAACAACAAACTTTTAAACAAAGCAATTAAAATGTTAGCTCCGATAGCTGCCGTAATATCAGTCTGGGGGATGCTATCATCTTCAATGTGGATGGGTGAAATGCAGTGGGCGATACCTTGCTTTGGTCTTGTAACCTCTTTGTCACTACTGGAGAAGTCTGGGGTTTCTTTTGAATTTCCAAGTCTTGTAAAAATTGGAGCAATGTCATTCTCAATATATCTAATACACCCAATAATTATCGAATTATTAAGCCAAAAATATTTTGTTGTTTTTTGGCAGGATGGATTTACTAAGTTCTCAGTCATCATTTTGATTACAGTTTTTGCGGCAAGAATAATGTATGAAACAATTGAGATTCCATCACAAAAACTAGCCAGAAAGCTCATATCAAAAATAAGATGAAAAACTGCGATACCATTAAATTTGTGGTATCGCAGGTCGCCTAGCCATCATACCAAGCATTGTTAAGAAACTGTGTAACTCTATTTCTTGATAGTTCAAATAGCTGAGTGCCATTTTGAACTCCAGACAGATCAAACCTGGTATTTTTGGTTAACATATCCCATCCCGTGGCAGCTGGTGATACATATATTTTGGTTGTAGCATTATAAATTATGTTGCCACGGAGACTAATGTCTGAAATAGAACCTGAACCTGCTACTTCCAGTGAAATTCCTTTGTTGGATGCTGGACATAAAATAGTGTTGCCAGAAGCAATAAAACCAGTCATGGAACCCGACGTTAGCATGTCTATACCATCTGAAAGGGTAGAAGCGTTATTATTAGTGACCTTCACGCTTGACGTGTTTCCAGCGTCACCAGACTTGATGAAATTGGTTGTGTTGCTTGACCGGTTGTAGTCAACATTAAGCCCTGCTATTGTTGACGCTCTCAGGAAATAACTATCATTAGAACTATTGCCAGAGAATACATTTTCAGAAATATAAACATCTTCAGACATGGCTACATCTGCAAATGACTTACACGTCCCTTTTGCCCTGTTGCGGTTTATTTTGATGTGTTTACTACCACTACCATCATATGTCTTGATGAATAATGGGATTACAACAGCACCGCCAATCAGGTTGTTATCCGTAACTTCAATCTCATCCGCATGGTTTCCTATATGAAATGCTTCTGTTCCATACTGTCCTGCAGACAATGTGTTTTTATACACTTTGCCATATGAGGTATTAGCATGAGTATCTATACCAAAGGTTTGACCAACACCAGATCCTTGAGTGAAGTATCGTGCAGCAAATCCGATAATATTGTTATTGTATATCTTGAAATTTGAAGCAGTGTAACCTTCGTCAGGCTCAATATCTATACCAGCTAATAGCGTATCACCTATGTAGTTTCCATGAATCTCAAACTGCCTAGTATCACTTCCAGCTGCAATAGCCATCCTATTGGTTGTAATGATGGTGTTATACCTTACCTTGAAATTTTTCGCGTTATAAACCAGGATGCCATCCCCACGCTGTATCCCTACACCTCCAATATTTTTGATATTACAATTTTGAATTAACAGCCCATCCGTCTGTACATCGTAGTTTGCATAATCACCGAACCATATTCCTATGCCGCACTCACCGGATAGCGTTGAAATTCCAATATCGTGAACATTCACGCCGTCTATAACGATATTGCTGCCACCGTACCCACGAATTCCTCCATCCAGGGTGCCTGTTATATCAACATCAATCACTTTGGCGTTGGAGATGTTAGCCATAAGTATCCCGGATTTCTCTTGCTGAGTTCCGCCATCAAATTGAAAGTTTAATGACCCGCTATGCATCACTTTATTACTTTTGTGGTTAATAGGTGAGCGAAGTTTTGAAACGAATCCGACGCCACCAAGTTTAACGCTAGGAGATTCAGAGTCTAATGCAGCGGATACAGCAGCATCGTTGAACTCTCCATCAATAGCACCCCATCCGCGAATGTCACCCTCTTCTCTCCACTGCTGAATTTTAATATGCTGATCCATCGATGGGATTAGAAGATATCCATTTGGACCCGCTAGCTCTTGTCTTAATTGGTCAGGGTCATACTTCAGCACATTAGGAAAATAGAACTGCTGGGAACCATACGCATCATAAACAGCCATAGAATGGCCTTGTACAGTTACGAATTTGGCAATCTGTCCGTTATATACAGGATAACCAGCAGCGTTAATGATGATTGGTTGCGATACAGGAGCGTGAGAGCCGTCTTCATTCTCTACATAAACCTGAATCTGGTTTTCAGGATTTACCGGGTCAGTGTCAATTTTACCGATATAAATTTTGCCATTGGCTACGGCTTTAAAAGAACGAGCCATAGTGAAGAGTTGCGAAGGCATCGATACGATCACATTGGCTGTAATGTCTGTCATTTAATTTGCTCCAGATACAAGGAATCGCCGCAGCATGGCTACGGTTGGTATTTGTTGCATACCGAAACGGTACGATTGTTGATTTGTACAGTAGGTTTTACGATGCCATTCCACCCATTTGGTGAGGCATTGATGATGTACAGCAAATACGATGAGGCGCAGTTCCACTTGAGGCTTACGCACGAGTTGCACGCCAAGATTAAGCAACGTGCAAAAATGAATAACAGGTCTATCAATTCCGAAATTGTGGCTACGATGGAAGAATCGCTCTCCAAACCATCACCTGTAAGCGGGTATCGTGATGAAGAAGAGAGGCTTGCCTCATTAATCTCGGAACGAGTAAAAGAAGTTGCGGCTGATATTCTTAGAAAAGAAAAAACCCGCGATTAAGCGGGTTTAATTGGTTAGTTATCAAAAAGTCCGTAAGTTTCTTCTTCTTCAGGTGTAAGGGGAAGAATCTCTACTCTATCTATAGATACCTTTTCAATGTACCCATGAGGTCTACTTAAAATTAAAGCTCTCTCATGCCACAGAACTCCAAGAATGTGATACCTTCCAGCATCTCCTTTTACCCTGGCTCTTCCTTTGATTCTTGGCGGCATAATGCCATATCTTTTCTTTGCCATTATGCAACATTGCTCCCATGAATCAGGTGTTGTAGTGCTTTAACACCCTCCGCATTGTAGCGGAATGCTTCCACCTGTTTGCTTGAATGCGCAGATTTATCCAAGAAGAACTTCCCGTACTGCTCAGTTTTGAGGTTGTTTGCGTTAGCAATGCGACCAATCTTGTTGGCCGTTACTCCAAGCTGCTCTGCAACCTCCCCTGCTGAGTAGTAATGCTCTTCTATTGCCGGAAGAGGTATTGCATTAAAACCAACGAGCGGGTTGATTATGCTTGCTGCCGCAGTCTGCTTTGCTTCCGGCGCAAGATTTGGCATCAAATCGAACAGATTGGTAACAGCTTCAACCGTCATTTTCAATGTTCGCGCCTGGCGATACTCAACAAGTCCACTCGACGATTTACCGCTTTTAATGTGCGCTTCTTGCATACTTTCAAGTTGGTCTACAAGTGAACGGCGAACAGCTTTAGATTCACGAGCAGCCACTCGAAGGGCTTGCTTAATTGACATAACAACTTTTTCAGAAGTTGTCTTGTTTGATTTTTGAACTACGAAAATTTCGTAGTGCTCACCTTCAAGTTCATCCTTAATGCGTGCAATAAAGTCGTTATTGCGGACTTCTTTTTCCCCGCGCTGTCTACGAGCATGATTGACCATCTCTAACAGGTACTGGCTATCAATGGTTTTATCCGTGACAACGGATCCGATGTTTGCTACATTCTTAAAAGTCATTAGGCATTCCTTATGTGGTAGTAAGGGTGTGACATAGGCCGCCAGCAGCACACTGGCGGTTTTCTTTTTGCGCCGTCCGGCGCACCAATCAATGAATCCATTCCTCGCCGCGCAGTTTTGCCAGCATTGGCTGAGCGTTCTTTACGACAAAATTATTGGTATCAAGATTCTTCATTTCACGAAGAAGTGATTTCTTGGTTTCTTCTGACATGTAGCGAGTCTCATATGCAATATCGTAAATCCTTCCAGAAAGCTCAGAACCAATTTGCTTCATTCCTGGGTAGATGTGTTTGCACATTTGTTGACTCTTCTCCATCCACAATTGTAAGTAGCAGAGATTAACCAGCTCTTCGTCAGTAAACTGTTTTGCAATCGGTGAGCATTCTGCCTGCCGATCCAAAATATCCAGCACCCAGCGGCGGAACTCTTTGGCTACCGGAGTGCGAGCAAACATCGCGATTAGGTGGGCGCCGCGTAGTGAGAAAACTCGCACTTTTTTGCGATAATTTCCTGAGGTACTCACTTCGAGTACCTGAGTCATTCCGGTGCTAAACTCATCGCTATACTTGTTATAAATCATTGTTACTGCACGGCTATTTGCATATTTAAGTGCAGATGCAATATTAGATGACGTAAACCAAACACCATGCATATCACGGGTGGGCACCAACTCAACTCCGTGGAAGTTGTAATCTGATTTTGCTACAATATTCATGTTAGTTTCCTTGCATACGGTTACTGACATAGAGGCCCGGTTTGTGTTCGCGCACTGCCGGGCTTCACTATTTTTATTGGATGACAACATCGCCCTTTGCCTCAAGTTTCATCAATAACTCCATTCGATAAGCTATCTCTGCCTGAATTGACCTATGGCATCTTTTTGCTGATTCGCGGATATGTGAATCAACCTTTTCTGTAAAACGAACCTGACGCGGCTTGATGGAAGATATCTTTTCAGTCATTATGCACTCCTGTTTTTAAAAAACTCATAATCTCACTTTTTGTAGTTTGATTATTCACTCACACTCAGTATGAGTCAATGAATTTTTTATGGTGAACTAATGAATTTTGACGATCAATTCCCATCAAGAGTATCTCTGGCAAGACAGTCAAGGGGTATGACGCAGGCGCAGTTGTCAAAATTAGCTGGTGTTGTTCAACGTCAAATAGCTGCATACGAGGGTGGTGAGGCTAAACCACGGCTTCGGGTATTGCAGGCATTAGCCAACGCATTAGGTACTACAGCTGAGTGGTTAGCTCTAGGTGAAGGTCAGGGTCCGGGAACAAAAAACGTCATGCCTGACGTTCTGGTAAAGCAAATACCAATCCTCAAACTAGATGAAGTTATGCATTACCTAAACACAGGTGAACATTCATCGTCTAGATTTCACCCGGCAATATACAATGTTGGTGACTCTGCATTTGCATTGACTATTGAAGGTGAAGCTATGACTACAAGTTCAGGTATTAGCTTTCCCAGAGGATCGGTTGTCACGTTCAGCCCTCTAGTAAAAGCTAAAAGCAAAGATTATGTAATAGCATCATTGGATAAAGAGCAAATATTGAGCTTCAAACAGGTTTACATTGGTGAAATAGAGACAAACCTAGTATCCCTAAACCCAATGTATCCTAATATTCTTGTTAGAAATGAAGATGTTAGTATTTTGGCAACCGCAGTTTACCTTGAAATCCCGTTGCTTTGATATCCTTTAGGAAGCGACACATTATCATCTGGTATCCTGCTCAAAACTAAGGAGGTTAGTGTGAAGAAAAAATTTGTAAACGTTGCAAAGTGCGCAATTTTTATATTTTTTATGACCTTTTACGGATTTAGTGCCGGAGAAGGTTTCGATCGTGATGCCAATGCATTCAGTTTCTTTTGTCTGTCTATAGTGGTCATAATTGTATGGGTGGAATTAAAGCAAACATTGTTTCATGTGCTAAGGAAATAACCATCCATGGCATTTAGTCACTGCTGTGTTGCCTCAGTGGCAAGCAGCGGTCTGATGGCATTTGCAGCGTTACTTAATGCTCTTTCATAGGCTGGCGTTCCTGCTTTAGTGTTTGCCAGACGTAAGAGCGCATTCCTGGCCATAGGGCTTTCATAAACCCTCGACATAAGGCCAATCCCTGTTTCCCCAGCCAATAGCGCGCCTCCGGTTTTTAGGTTACCAATAACCCTTACCAAAGGCGCGAGTGTCATGCCAGTCTTCGTCACAACATTAGCCTCAGATGCTCTTTTGGTAGCATCGAGAATAGATAACATCCCCTCTATCTCTTTTCCGTTCTTCCCACCAAATACAGTTTTAAACACCTGACCATTTGCTTGTTTTTGCAGCTTGCCAAGCTCGGTCATCATTTTCTGAGGGCTGTCACCTACCTTGTCAGCTATTTTGCTGATATATGCCGCCCTTAGCATGTCTTTACCTTTTTGATCGAGTTTCCCGTACAATCGAGCTATATCTGACCCATATTGTCCATACACAATGGTATTTACAGCCTCGGGAGTTAAATCTCCTTTGTTTAGAACGTTTTTAAGGCGCGTTTGAGTTGCATGTGTTGCCATTTTTGCATAATCAGCTTTTCCCGCTCTCCATGCTGAAGCATCTTTTGGGCTAAGTCCTTTCGCTATAGATTTACTAAGGCTATTGGTTAGCGAGTTATAGACCCTGTCGACCATTGTTTGAGACATTGATGGCAGAACTGTACGATCGCCTTTTACGTCAATGCGGAACTGAGTTCTCAGCTTATCAAGTAACTCAAAGGCATCATCTCCATTTGTTATCTCCTGAATGGCATTCTTATAATCATTAAGCGCAGAAATGGTCTGGGTGTCAGAAACACCTTTAAGTTTCCCAAGTTCGTTTACTGCTCCGTCGATGGCTCTTATGGCGCCACTTGTATCAACTGGCTTTCCAACCATTCTTCCTGACAGGTTGTTTAGTTTTGACTTGGCTAACGATTTTTCCCTTGCAACGCCTGACTTTAGACTATCAACGACTACAGATGGATCGTAGTCGCCGTATTTTTCGGTGAAGCGATTAACAAGCTTGGTTCTGGCATCCTGCTGTGCGGCTCTCATTGGTCCAGTACCAGCTATGACTCCTTCTGAGTAACCCTGCAGTTGATTGCCAAGTTTTGTTTTTGGAGGAACTACATCCGATGTCATAACTGGTACATCTGCCGCAGCGGCACGCTTGAGCAATTGCTGATCTGCTGGTGATATTTCGCCACGAACAGCAGTAATTCCACGCCCTATTCCCTTTGCTGCTGCGGAAAGAACACCCTGAGCGGCAAGGTTAACTCCGGCATTTTTAGCTGCATTTTGTGCGAAATCACCTTTCTGATTTGCGGCCTCTGCCAGTGATCCAATAGCCATGCTTCCTGCCGTTCCAACTCCTGGAACTAAATACCCGCCAATTGTTTCTCCAGCTTGAGCGTAGGGGTCTGTCGGTCGATCGACAGGGCGATAAACATCATCCAAAACCTTGGGGCCACCAAGCCCCTGGCTGATTGCATTAATCAGACTTGCGCCACCCTGCAATACGTCAAATGGTATATTTACCAGACCACGACCAGCCTGTTCTGCAATTTGCCCTGCACTTTGACCACCAGTGAGCCAATCGCCAGCTTGTTGCATCAATGATGGTTCTTCTTTCTGCTGCTGAGGCGGAGGGTATGCTGCATAAAACTGATCTCTTGCTTCAGCCCATTTGTCACCAGCCTTAGGGGCAACAACCTCATCAAAATATTGCGCTTGAGCCTGTGCTTTCTGTTCTTCAGTTAACGCCTGATACTGTGGAGAGGCGATAACATCTTTCCATGCTTTAGCCATTAATCACCCCATAGTGAAGAAAAGTTACTGCTGGCTGCTGGCTGTGATACCTGTGTAGGTTGAGATTGCTGCCGCTGAGATTTACCAACATTAACGTTATATTGTTGGTTGTAATTGTCGGTATATTGCTGAATGTCGCGCATTGATTGTTGCAGTGCTTCAGGGCTTGAGAAATCAACCTGTGGCATACCTTGAAAATACATCTTTGCTTCTGCAACGGTGTTGATACCGGATGCCCCCATGTCTCTGGCTGCTGCAATGCCCTGATTCTGCATCTTTCCTTGGATTCGCTGTGCAGCGTTGTATAGTTTCCTCTGATCACCACCAGATGCACGGCTACGAATATCTGCACCAAGAGCAGGAGAACCTGAAGAGCCTGTAATGCCAGTCATGAAGCCAAGATCGTCAATTGATGCACCAGAAATTGCATCAAGATCTTTCTTCATTGCGTAATTCTGCGCGCTTGCTGCCGATGTAGCCGGAGCGGCAATAGAGCCAGCAGGAACGCGAACCATATTCCCCTCGTTGTCGATACCTTCGTAGAACGCATTAGCCCCAGCGCCGTGAAGCTTCCCGCCTACCGTTACAGTTCTTCCGTCTGCTAGTTGAACTGTGCGCTCATTATTACCAACAGCCCCTTTCATTGATGCTCTCTGCATCGCTAAATCCTGACCTCTCCGAGCAGTAGCAGCAGATAAATCCTGACCGCGCATCGTGATATCCTGACCACGAGCGGTTAACTGATTTCTTTCTCCTTCAAGTCGACGCCCCTCCATTCGATCTTTGATATCGAAGTACTTCTCATGGCCGAGAGAAAACAGTGCCAGATTACCTGCGAAGTGCTGGAAGCCCTGCGGGTCATTAACCTGCATTTCCGCAATAGTTTCTGGAGGGATACCTAAACGACGCATCTCCTTTTCGCTATCCATCATAAACCTGCCAAATGCACCCGGACCAAGCGACGAAGCGACCTGAGCCTTAAGCGCCAGATTGCCAAAATCATCCCGCTGGGCGTCATCGACATACCCCATCCCTTTACGGACTTCCTCAAACTCTTCAGGGAATGCTGTAATAAGATTACGCATCTGCTCCCTGTCGCCGGACGCATAAGCATCTGCATAACCTTTCTGGAATGCCGCTTTACGCTCCTGCTGTTGCTGCTGCTTATAAATATCAGCAACTCCAGCCAGACCACGTAACGCGGTCAGACCAACGTTATTTGCACCTGAGCGAGCCAGTTCATTGTTTTCGCGGATCAGACCAAGCGTTGCGTTAATGTCGCTTGCCTTTGGCGCATTCTCATTTTGCGTACCGATGCCAGCCAGAAAACCACCAGAATTAATACCCTGTTGCCACGTAGCCATTGATTACCCCTTAATAAAGCAGTGAACCAAGCAGGCCGATACCAGCACCGATACCAGCACCCCACGGAGTTGATGAACCAATTAATTTCGCAAGTCCAGCCCCAGCAATAGCACCAGACGCACCTCCGCCAATAGCAGATTGCATTGCTGATGGTCTGTTGGCATTTGCCGCTGCAAGAGCCGCACTTTGCTGCGAAATCTGACTCATGTTGTTGGCGTACGTCTGCCCGGCGTTTGCCTGACCTTGCAGTGCGCCAAGACCAATATTTGCCAGATTCTGGTAGTTGTTCATCTGACCAGATAGCCATTGCTGACCAAGCGTTGGTGCGATTGTTGCTAACTGATTACCGGTTGCAGTGGAACCCAATCCACCTGTTGCTTCCGCTGCCGCCAGACTCTGATAGCGAGCCTGACCAGCAAGATCTTTGTACTGCTGAGAGTTGTAATACTGGTTAAGTGCCTGACCTTGCCCTTCCAGAGACGATAAGTTCTCGAGGCTGCCGACATACTTATCAGCCAGAGGAGTAAACGGCTTCAGGTTGTTCATGATGGTGTTGAACTGCTGATTTTGCAGGTCTGCGGCATACTTCTGGGCTTCTGCTGCATACTTTGCGCTTTTATCAGAGCTACCACCTTTCCCGCCTTTTTCAGGGCACCAAGGTTCCTCGCCGCGCAGTTTTCTGCCCAGCTTAAATGCATATAACATGGCTATCTCCCGTGATTCAGGAAGTCGATTAGTTCTTCGCGTGTGGCGCTGTAAAACGTCACGTCATCCACGCCTTTGAAGTATTTCTTGATGGTTCCTACACGCTTAAGGCCAATCATTACGCAGTAAATCTGCCCGTGGCGGAATTTGCGTGCGGCGAACGATGTGACGCACTGAACGGTGGTGTTAGTCAGAATGTATCGCCAGAACGCCAGCCCGATTTCCTTGCTGAAGCCGCGAATCTCTGGCAGGTACATGGCGTGGCAATCGAATGTAAGCGGCTGAATCTCCTGATAGTAAACAATGCCGCCGAACTGCCCGTGCACGTTCACCTCGAAGTAACGGCATTCAGGCTTGTAGTCGTATCCATCACCGTTGTTGCTACCAGCGATAATGTCAGGGTGATTTCCGACTGCTTCGATCAGGTCGATGTTTCGCGTTGGTTTGAACTGAATCATCACTGCTCCGCGATTATCTTGATGGTTGTGGCAGTAAACGCCGCACCATTTGACTGAATGGTTAACGTGCTGCCATTTGTGGCAAGAAAGCCGTCTTTATCCACGCTGAAGAACGTAGCTAACAGGATGTTATCGGTTGTTGTCGCCGCATTGCGACTGCTCACAAGTGTGTCAGGAACAGAGCCGGAAAAGGTTAGTTGCATTGATCTGTTGGCGGTTCCGCTGGGCCACGTCCCGACAATCGACAGCTTGAAGAACAAGGTTTTGTTCTCGTTGAACACAACCATCTTGTTGTTAACGGTGTCGAAGAATGGTGCCAACGTCCCGGATGACGGCGTGAGCGTTTTCAGCAGGCTAACAAGGTTGGTCGGCGCTGTCGGGATGGTTACAGATACACCAGAGTAAACAACCTCTGACTTCTTGCGTGTGGTTGCATACTCCAGAGCATCAATGCGCGTTTCATGGTCTGAAACCTGCGACTCCAGCGACTGAACTCTGGTATCAAGAGACGCAATATCGCTTTCATTCTGAGCGATTCGCGTTTCATGTTCCTGAAGAGTTGATTCTGCCTGGCTGATTCGCTCCTCATGATTAACAAGCGTTGCTTCCGCAGCAGAAATTCGCTGCTCATGGTCAGCGAGAATCACATCCTGCTCATCGTTCCTGACTTGTGCATCATAAGCGCCCTGTCCGGCCTCGTTGGCCTTGTTAGCCACGTTACCAACATCAGTACCCTGTGCGATAACGTAAAGCAGATACGACTGCGAGAAGATATTGCGTGGAAGGACTGATGTGTCGAGCCGTGTAGCCTGAATGATTACCGGCACATTGAGATTCGAATCCGCCATTACTCAATCCTTATCTGAGCGCCAGACAGAGTGACAGGTGACTTCGTGATAACGCGCAATTTGAAGCCGACATTTTTCCTGATGCGCCCTACTCGCTTCCACAAAACGCGTTTGTCGTAAACGAACGGTTCATTCTGCTCAATCATCTGCTCACGACCGTAATTTATGCCGTCAGTGGTTGCAGAGAGAAAAAGGCGGTCGGCGTACTGCGCAACGCCGGTCGATGATTCCACCTCCAGATCAAAGCATCTGGCGTTATCCGCTTTGAACAGTGGAGTAAACAGCAGGTGTTCTTGCTGTAGCCCATACTGGCTACTGATATCGAATTGCAATTTCCCGGTCACGGACTCCAGCTTATCGCCGCACGTTATCTGATTGCCTTCGTAAATGAAGTCGATAGCGCGGTACACATCGTCATACAGGCCTGTTTTCAGCACACACCATTGCGGACCATTAGCGCTTGAAGATGCGTCGTAAACAAGAACATGGCGCGGCAGGTGAATAATCAGCAACTCATGAGCATCAAACCGCAACGATTCCATCACGCCATCAGCCAGTTCATCAGCAGTGTAGGAGCGTAGTATTTTCTCAATGCTCGCGCTGGCGATTGGTGACACCTGACCGGAGCCGATGATGTATACAGACGGCGCACCTGTTGCTGGATTGCTGATAAACGCATAGGAATCAGCAAACGGCGTTTTGCAGTAAGTTCCGGCAATGCCTTTCTGCACCATCAGCGATGGCTGGGCGACATACAAAGCAGCACCAACGGTGGTTGCACCAGTCAGGGAGAAATATTCAATCGTCGATGAACCAAAGCAGACGATGAAGTCTCGCCATGTTCCGATTCCGATGATGCCGTCAGGCTGCGACTCGGCACGATATTGTGCGCTGTAGCGGTCAGGATGTGATTCGTCTTCAAGGTCAGTGATAAACCATGAATCCGTGCCGTCTTTTGACCACGCATAACGCCCGCGTAAGCGCGTAATGTCACGAACAGAACCTAACTCATACTGCGTGAATCCGCTGTCTGTAGGCCAGTTTGAGACTCTTTTAACCGTGCCATCATAACGATACTCGACCAGTTGGCCATTAACGCCTACAGCCTGAGATGTCCGACCATGCGCCATTGATACACGACCACTTCCGGCAACATCACCGACTTCACTTTCTCCTTTGTACAGCTTGCCGCCACACACGCGATAAACAGCACTCTGCGCCATGTTGTACTCAACTCCGCGCGATACGCCGTTCACATCAGAACGTTTGGCAATGCCCGGGAATGAGCGAAGATATCCGCTGCTGTTCAGGATTTCTTTGGGTGTAGCCAACATATTCACTGGCAGATAGTCGATATAGTCGGCGTTTCTAAAGTCTTTGCCGACACCTTTCATAAGCGGAAGTTGCTGAATCGGCATTTATTCACCTCACGTACTCGGATCATCTTTCTCGATGTAAAACCGATTCCACGTAAACGCGCTTTTGTTACCACTACCGCGAGGCATGTCATTTCGCCGCTCAAGTGGTGGTATTTTGGTTAAAGCGATACAGATTGTCTGATATGCACTGTCAGCAGCGGTAAGGAGAGCGTCTGACGGCTGAATGACGTTATCCATGCACACTTGCACAGCGAGTTTCAAAGCGACGCCATCATTTGCCCATGCAGGGATACCTGAATCATCGTCAGGTAACGGCATGATGCCGTTTTCTGTATCAGCAAACTGATACCCAAGCTCGATACCTTTAGCCTGCCATGCTGCCATCATGTCTTCGAGGTCATTAATGGCATCTTCAATTGCCTGAGGGTCAGCATCTGTCAACGTGGCATTGGAATACAGCCCAGCTTTTCGTAAAGCCTTAAGAACGAGATCACCCTTCGTTTTCGCCATCTTCTTCCGCCTTAGCCACTTTTTGCTTCGTTGCGGTTTCTTCAGGGGTTTTTACCCAGCCTTTTTTCAGGTGAGATTTAACTTCTTCGTCATCAACAATGATGTAATCGACAGCAAACTGACCACAGGTGATCATGTTGCCCGACTTATAGAGCATTGTTCGTGCCATTGTCTTCTCCCAATAAAAATGGGGCCGAAGCCCCACCAAAATTACTGCCCGGCAATAACGATGCCCGTATATTCAGGAACAAGTACAGAGCAACCGTACAGAGTGGTGAAACGAGCAGTGGTTACGCCTTTGATGTGGTCGAAGGCGTAAGACATGATCAGCGTAGCGCCCTGCTCGGTGGTTGCTGTCATTACCTGTGGACCCTGACCAGTCGGGAACGCCAGTTTGCCGTACATCAGCTCAACAGAACCATCAGCCCAGAACAGGTTAGCAGGTGCTGCGTTCTTGTTGAGAATGGTGATTGCTGCTGATGCTGCCGGTTTGGCATCGACGTTTGCATATGGACGACTCGCAACATCGGTATTTTCAACAGGGAGAATCTTTGGAGAGATTGTTACGGTAGTTCCGCTAACAGCCAGAACACGGAATACCTGCGGTTGCCCGGTGGTATCTTTTGTGATCTGGTGTACGGAATTCACACCGGCAATGGTGAACGCATCACCAACCTGCAAGCCAGATGCAGATACCGTAATAGTCCCCTGTCGGTTATCAACTGGCATACCATTTGAATCTTTCGCTTCAACCTTGTGTTCAGGTTGGCCTGATACTGTCAAGGATTCAGCGCTTCCTTTCGGTAATCGACCAGAAATATCGGTCTTGTAGCTATCAAAGGAAGCAACCGGAGGGATCTGCGCTTTTTCGTATGCTGTCAGGGTTGCGCCCTGAGCGTAGGCACGGTGACCAAGCTCGCCAGCAAGGTCTTTGTAGTTGAAGGGGTTCCAGAAAGAGCGACGGTTGATACCCTGCGGTACACCAATCGCCGTCATGGTGGCATCAATACCTGCCGCACAGTTCCACAAATCACGGCCCTGTGAACCTGTGGTTGAGTCAGCCATCGTGATCACGTTAGTAGCACGCTGCGTGACCATGGAAATCAGGTCAGAGTCAATCTGTGCAGCAAGGCGCATACCTGCGGCTCGACCAGCTTCAGTTTTATGTTCCGGGTCACGCATTTCACGCGCATCCAGAGTGTACAGAATGTTTTTCGGCTCCTTGAACACAGAAGGAACAAGGCGCTGAACCAGTGCTGTTGGCGTTTTGCCGCTGAGGTCTAGGCCTTCCTCAATATTCATGTGGTAATGCTGCGGACGATACAGAACATCACCTGCTCGCTGCATTGCTGTATCACCGGGACGGAATTTTTTAGCGTTACGGGAAACTACGCAGGCGGCCTCAAAGCCTTCAACGTAGTTTTCGAACATGATTTCAAGGTCTTTTGCTAATTGGTTAGCCATGCTTAATGCTCCGATAGGTTATTTTTTTGCCTTTTTAGCGGCGAAATACGGCGTCCAGTCACCAGTTTCCAGCGCCTTGGCTTTCAATTTGCCGAGGTTGTTGATTACTGCGCCGTTGCTCCCCTTAACTGTCGGGGTTGTGGCTGCCGTGGTTTTTGCTTTTGGCATGATTCTGGCCTTCGATTCGATACGTTCCAGCAGACGACCAATTGCTACGGGGTTGGTAGCTTCTGCCAGTTGCTTGCGCAGTTCAGCGTTGCGACCGAGTGCCAGAACAACGATTTCCGGCTTCTCTGACTCAAACAGGATCGCGTTTTGTGTCTCGATGGGGATTTCCTCGAGTACGGCCTGTTCTGCTTCCTGATAGCCAGGAACTTTGAGAGCCTTAACACGTTGCTGATATTTGGATAATCGCTCTTGATAGGCAGCCTGAAGCTCCTGCTCCTTCTGCTTGCGAGCCATCTCCTGTTGCTGGTACTTGCCGTTATCCTCTGCCCACTTAGCCATGCGTTGCTGGTAGATTTCTTCATCGAAACCGATGTCCTCATCATCCAGTTTTGGCATTCGCGGTGGTTGAGTGATTACCGGCTGCTGCTCGACGGGTTTCTGAGACTGACGCATCAGCTCTTTCAGCTCGCGGTCTTTCTCTTTAATCGTCTTGCGCAGGTGTTTTACCAGTCCATGCTCTGCGCCATCTTCGCTGGTTGGCGAATCCAGCTTTTCGTCACCAAAGTAGAATTCCTGTTCTGATTCGTCGTCATCAGTTTCAGTAGCTTCCTCTGCATCATTGCCGGAGGACTCACTGCCATCTTCTGTTTCGACTTCTTCAGCCAGTTCGACATCATCAGGAATCTGCTCTGACGCGTCGGTTTCGATTTCAACTTCTGGTGTGTTTTCTGCCATCTGGTCCATTTGTTACCCCTGTTTACTCGATGTTCAGCCCATCGGAAGGCAATAGGGTGCCAGGCCTCATAAAGACAGCCATTGCACGTTATGGGTTAATTACTGCTGTGGTTGTTGCTGAGTTGGTTTTTGCAGGATACTGCTGATGTCCATGCGCTGCGCATGGCCCTGTGCCTGACTTTTCAGGACAAGCTCTGCATCAGCACGGGCATTGTCTCCTTGCTGTTGCTGGAACTGTCCTAGCAGTTTCAGAGCCTCGCGGATATCAGATTTCTGCTGGCTATCGGCAGATGCGAGGATTTTCACAACATTTGCCGCTGCAACCTGAGCATCAGTCTGTGCCTGGAATGCTTTAACCTGAATGGATGCCTGTTCGTTCTGCGCTTTCTGCAATTCAGCCTGACAAGCAAGAAGCTGACCTTGCGCAGCAACCATAGCCGGATCTGGCTGACTGGCCTGTTGTTGTTTCGCCTGCTCAACCATTTGCTGCTCTTCTGGCGTTCTCGGCTTGATAACTCCAGACAGAAGCAACTGATTGCGGTTGTATTCTTTAAGGTCGTCCATCCCTTCGCCGTCCATATTGTCGAGAATCATCGACGATACAAGGTCGTGCTTCGGCGTTCCTGGTGGGATAAGTGCCAGCATGGAAAGTAACGACTTAACCGTTGCGTCACGGCGAGTAGCGAACGACTGACCGACATCGACAGTCACTTCATAGTTACCCTGCGAAAGGTCGTTAAGCGCGATAACCTGCCCTGTCTGACGGTCAACCACTTCACCAGTCATCAGCGCCACGTCATCGCTGCCGTCCTCATTAACGATACGCATCGGCGTATCACTGCCATAGACTTCACGAGCCATAGAAAGCCACACGACGCCAGCGCGGCGCATGGATTTAGCCATATTGTCCATGTAGATATAGGACTGCGTGTCCATCCGGTTAAAGATGCTATCAACGGTATCGGTGGCGACGTTGCTCGGCATGTTCTCAAGCTGCGACGCACCTGTAATTTGCTGAATAGCCGTTCCGGTGTACTGCAATAGCCCGGCAAGAGCAGGAGGCATTTGTGTCGGAGGTGTATAACTGCTGACCTGAGCCTGCGCAGTAATATCTCCGTTTTTGTTTTTCAGACTGACCATCGGCAGGAACGCCGGGCGCTTTTTGTTGCGCTCCGCCCAATGAGTGGCGAGAGGACCAGGAATCATGTCAACATCAACTACAGGAATGCCATCACCGCCAGCCTGAGTAGCGTTATCTGCAATCATGGAAACCATCAGGTTCTCAAGACGCTGTGCATCCATCGCTTTTGCTGCGTGACCTTCGATTCGCTCCTGATTATCAACAAATGAGCGACGCCCATATACCGGGATGAGAGGAATATGTTCGCCCGGAATACGCTTCGGTTCTTCCAGCCATTCAGCGCCAGACAGAAGACCGCAATAAACTCGGCGTTTCTTCACTGTCCGCTCACCAATCAGTTCGAATGCGCCATCGGTCAGCTCGTCGACAATATCTTTGATTTGATCTTCATCATAGATTGCCGTTTCTCCGCTAACAGGGTTACGCCATGCTGTGAGCTTCACCTTCTCTATGCGAACTTCGTAGTAGCGTCCAACATAGATGGCATCGGGCGTTGACCAGTCATACTGAGTACCAGTGTCATCACGAGAAAGGCTTGCCGCGATGGAATCAGGGTATTCAGCTTCGAACGCTTTAGGCGTCATGGAGAACATTTCCATAGCCCACATAGCATCAGAGCGGTCATATTGCTTGCTGTCCTGATCGAAGAAGACGCATGTCGCTGGGTCGTAAACAGGGAGAAGGCTTATACGGCGTTGCTCGTTACTCGGATCCATTTCATCTTCGTAATCGGCACACATGCGGAAACAACCGAATCCGCCCGTTACAGCATCATCAAATGCGTTATCACACGCTTCACCACCGGATGTTTCCTGATAGTCAGCGCGGAATTTACCATTCATCTTTTCGGCTAACGCTTCCGATGCCTTATCGTCCTTCGGCCTGAATTTAACGCTGATGCGATTCTGTCGATACTCGCCAATGATGCGATCACATTCACGGGCAATCTTATTCAGTTCAAAGCGCGGGTAATGCTCAAACCTGCCTTCATCAAATGAGTAACCAGCGTTTGTGCTGCCTTCCCACTGTGCGCCGGATACCCGGACGAAACGTTGAGCCTCAATAATCTGCTCACGCATATCCTGCGTTGCTGACCAGGCATTATCAAAGTTGCACAGCACCTTGCGATGCCAGTCAGTCATCTTTTTTCTGCCATATCAACCTACACCACAAGGAATTGAGTAACTGGAATAGTCGGGTTGCGCAGCCGACTCCGGGCAATGCATACACATCATCAGCGCATCAGCCAGGTTAGGAGATGGAATACCGAGCTTCTGCTTCATTTCGACCTTAGTCATTAGCTCAAGCTTCCCGTTGTTATTGAATTTGCGCTGAATCTGCGTCAGTTCTGCAAACAGCTTCTCCAGCATCTTCTCGCCTATCGCTTCTTTGTCGAAACTCAGCATGTCGTCGGGGTCTGCATACTCACCGTGAACAACCGCCCGATATGTCAGATACAGCCTATCAGCCAGTGCGTAATAGAATTGCGCTCGCTTATTGCGGAAAACATCGCCAATAGTGCGAACGTTGTCACCCTGTACGACTTCATCAGCCCATGCTCCGGCCTGATACGGCGCGTCTTCATCGAATGGCGATTCGCTGCCCTTGAACATCGTGGCGGTGATTTTCTTGCCGGAGAACGCTTCCGTTGTCTGTCTGCGTAGCCCTGCACCGACACCATCGCCATCCCACAGGTAATGATCAGCGCCGTCTTCAATCGCCAGCGAAGTAGCCCAGTCAGCACCCTCGTTGATGTCCATCAGCAGACCTTCGGCAATGCGCTTAACCACCGAACCGTGACGCGATGCATAACCTTTAGCATCCGGTCCTGTATCTGACGGGTCATGCGCAGAGACAACAGCGCCTTTCGCCTTCCATCCGAGTTTCTTGTGCGCATCGGTTGCGGCTTCAAGCCATTCACGTTTGATGATTGCCATATCACTTGCGCTCACTGGCTCACCAAGCCAGATGTGACGATACAGTGTCGGATTTCTGCGTTTGCACTCTTCCATCTCCAGACGGAGAACTTCAGGAAAGTGCGGGTTGTCGGTGTAGTTCACCGTCAGCAGGCAAATATCATCGGGAGGATTTACAACGAATCGCTGATAGGTATCGTCGAGGATGTTTTTCGGGTTAAAGCTCACCCATATTTCAGAGAACGGCTTACGGATGGTCGGTATCAGGATATCCCATGATTCCTTCGTTACCGCTTCCGCTTCTTCCACCCAGCAGATATCAATACCTTCGAGCGATTTAATCTTCGTCGGGTTGTTTTTTATGCCGTAGAACATGAATTCAGCATTCGTTCCGAGATGACGAATCATTGAACGCTGAATTTCAAACTCAGCCGAATACCCTTCCCGCTCTATGGTGTCTTCAAGCAACCGGATTACCGAATCACTGATACTGTTTTGCAGTTCACGAGCACAGAGGATGCGCACCGGCTGCCGACGCGCCGCTTCAACAAGCAGCCTCGCGATTGCCCATGACTTACCGCTACCTCGACCGCCTTTGGCGACTTTGTAGCGATGCGCCTCAATGAACGGTTCAAAGATAGGATTAATCGAGGTCATTTTCCGAATAGAGTGCTCATCGGTGATGTTTCAATCTGAATTGCGCCGCCGTCCTTACCGACAAGCTCGTTAGTTACCTTGTCGCCATACTTACGGGGATTCATTCGGGCCAGCGCCCATTTGCGGGTATCAACGCGAAGTCTTGCCTTTGCCACCTCAGCAGCATCTGGAATCGCATTGTCAGCAATTTCGAATATCTCTTCGAAAATAGAATCAGCTCGTGCCTCAGTTGCCTTCGCGTACTTGTCGCGAAAATCCTCATGCTTTGCCAACCAGCGGAAAACAGTGGACTTATCCGGCATACCAGGACGCTTACATACTTTCAGCAAACTTTCGCCAGAAGAAAGCAACGAGCAGATATCGTCAGCCACCTCCGGCATATAATCAGAGGGGCGACCAGCTTTTGGTTCAGTCGCCATATTCATCTCACTTAGTTGTTATTTCAGGCTGAGGACTCTTTCGCGCCTTCAATCAGTGACTGCTTCAGCAATTCGAGTGTGCCAATCGCCTCGCATAAACTGATTTCACCATCGTAATCATGGATGACGCTTTCCAGCCTCTCGTATAGCTCTTGAGTAATTGGGAATTTCTTCTCCTTACCAAGATCAACGACGCTTGTCATAGAGGATTCCTATAATTTTGAATATCCAGACTCAAATACCTCAGCAGGAGAATATGATTCATATCCATCCTCATAGACAACGTAATAGCCTCCAGACATTGGTCGGTGCTTACAGATATATTCCGCGCTAACATCAAATGCTGCGTATTTCTTATCATCCGGATGAATAATTGCCCCATAACTAGAAGAGCCAGACTTACCAGGCTGATCTGGGTTTGGCTTATGTTCTATAGAGCCAATCTTCAGGGCGCGAACTTTTTTGTGGCACTGGTATCTCGGCATTTCTTGTTCAGTCATCTCTTACACTCCGGTAGTGAACAGGTCTAACGCTTCCTTCGATTTACGCACCGCTTCGATAGTGCGGGTCGTGATATCTGAATTAGCGCCACCTGACTGGAAGTGAATTTTGAATAACTCAAGCTTCAGCTCGTCAGTGCCAATGAACTGAAATGCTTCTGCGGCTGCGTTCTGGTTCATGACCAGTTTGTAAATCTCTAACTGGAATTTCTGTTCTTCAGTCATGGGAATAATCTCTGCCATTGTTGGCTCCGTTTATCCGTTAAAAGGGATATCAGTTAAGTTATCCCGTGTAGGGTATAAGCCATTGTCGAGACCACTCATTGAATGGCCTCTGCAATAACCGATGTCTTTCCATCAGTCCGCCACCACAAAGAATCTTTTTTGCCATAAGGCTGGAGGTTCATCTTTCAGTGGCTGCCAGTGTTATTTCCCCACTTACTGGCTTGGGTTGTTTCGCTGTACTGCCGTTAATTAGTGACCAGAAATTAACTCCGGTTTCATTATCAAGCCCACCCGTAGATAGGCTTTGTAATGACATCTTCAATTAATCAGCAGTTCAGGCTGTGTCACCTGCAAGATGTATTCATGCTCGACAGCCAGGACGCGCTTCTCTTTCTTCAGTTCGTTCATTAACCGACTGCCGATCGTACCTTTCAGCTTTGAGCGTGTTTCTTTGATGGCGTAGCGGTGCTGCATTTCTTCGCCAATTGCCATGCGGCGGCTCAGTTGCTCTGCCATCCAGTTGAATGCTGCGATATAGCTCTCCTTGATTGCCGCAGCAGCTTTCCCGGTGAACCCCATCACAACCATGATCCAGCCATCTTTCGTCAGGCTGTACATCGGGCGAACCTTGCCCTGCTCATCGATATAATCAGCCGACGCAAAATTGCGTTGGCTAAACTCACGTGAGCAATCAGCCTTAACCTGCTCGATTTTCCTGAGAACATCACCGTGTCGCTTGCCGAAGTACTTGGCAATTTTTCTGGATGTGGTAACGACCTCTCCGTTTTTGGCTTGCACCATTTCTCGGAAGTCGAAGGCTGGAATAACTGAATGATTATTCATAGCGTCTTTACCTTTTAGAAAGTGAGCCTGTCTCACAGAAAAGCCGCCCGAGAGAGGTCGCCACCTATAACGGCATTTCTCAGGCTCGCTTACTGAAAGGCTCTCGTTAATATGCGCGTGAGATGCGCGTTTACTGCGGACATAAAAAAGCCCCGCTTTTCGCGAGGCTCATTAAATGGACTTTGTGGTTTGCAAAAAAATTATTTCAGGCACTGAGTCCTGATGTACTCCTGCAGGTAGTTAACCTGCGCGGTTATCCTGTCGATTCCACTTCGGAGACGGTAATAATTGAGTTCAGCATCTGCTGTAAGTCTTGGGCTTTCTCCATCGCCCATGCTGCTGGCTCCGGTCGTTGACTTTGCACAGGTGGCGGCGACTTGCAGGCGCTTACGACCAGCAGAAACATCAGCACGGAGACTTTCGATAGTCGCGTTAGCATCAGCAAGCTCCTTTGTGTATCTGGCGTCGAGTTCTGCTACATCACGTTGACGCTTCTGCATATCAGCGATGATGGATGTGGCTTTATCGCGCTGCTCTTTGTAGGTCATGGCGTTATCACGGTAATGATTAACAGCCCATGACAGGCAGACGATGATGCAGATAACCAGAGCGGAGATAATCGCGGTGACTCTGCTCATACCTCAATCTCTCTGACCGTTCCGCCTGCTTCTTTGAATTTTGAAATCAGACTGTCAGCCTTATGCTCGAACTGACCATAACCAGCTCCCGGCAATGAAGCCCAGATATTGCTGCAACGGTCGATTGCCTGACGGATATCACCGCGATCAATCATCGGCAAAGCGCCACGCTCTTTAATCTGTTGCAATGCCACAGCGTCCTGGCTTTTCGGAGAGAAATCTTTCAGGCCAAGCTGCTTACGATAGGCATCCCACCAACGGGAAAGAAGCTGGTAACGGCCTGCAGCTGTTGATTTGAGTTTGGGGTTTAGCGTGACAAGTTTGCGAGGGTGATCTGAGTAATCAGTGAATAGCTCTCCGCCTACAATGACGTCATAACCATGATTTCTGGTTTTCTGACGTCCGTTATCAGTCCCCTCTGACCACGCCAGCATATCGAGGAACGCCTTACGTTGATTATTGATTTCCACCATCTTCTACTCCGGCTTTTTTAGCAGCGAAGCGTTTGATAAGCGAACCAATCGAGTCAGTACCGATGTAGCCAATGAACACGCTCGTTATATAAGCGAGATTGCTACTTAGTCCGGCGAAGTCGAGAAGGTCACGAATGAACCAGGCGATAATGGCGCACATCGTTGCGTCGATTACTGTTTTTGTAAACGCACCGCCATTATATCTGCCGCGAAGGTACGCCATTGCAAACGCAAGGATTGCCCCGATGCCTTGTTCCTTTGCCGCGAGAATGGCGGCTAACAGGTCATGTTTTTCTGGCATCTTCATGTCTTACCCCCAATAAGGGGATTTGCTCTATTTAATTAGGAATAAGGTCGATTACTGATAGAACAAATCCAGGCTACTGTGTTTAGTAATCAGATTTGTTCGTGACCGATATGCACGGGCAAAACGGCAGGAGGTTGTTAGCGCAACCTCTTGCCACCCGCTTTCACGAAGCCAGCCATTGCGCTGGTTTTCTTTTATGCAAAGCACACCGCACCGTAGCCACAGCGGATAAGGTGATTATTTTTGTCTGTCTGGTATTTGGTTTGATGTGCTTTCAGAAAGGTCGTGATTAAAACGCAAAAAGCCCCGAGCTATTAACTCAGGGCTTTATTTAACGAGTGCATTTATCCATCGTTGATGTCAAATTTACCCAACTTTATTCAAAAAGTCAATATTATGCCGTTAATTTGTTGCCATCCGTGGCAATCATGCTGCTAACGTGTGACCGCATTCAAAATGTTGTCTGCGATTGACTCTTCTTTGTGGCATTGCACCACCAGAGCGTCATACAGCGGCTTAACAGTGCGTGACCAGGTGGGTTGGGTAAGGTTTGGGATTAGCATCGTCACAGCGCGATATGCTGCGCTTGCTGGCATCCTTGAATAGCCGACGCCTTTGCATCTTCCGCACTCTTTCTCGACAACTCTCCCCCACAGCTCTGTTTTTGATATATCAACCGCACGGCCTGTACCGTGGCAATCTCTGCATCTTGCGCCCGGCGTCGCGGCACTACGGCAATAATCCGCATAAGCGAATGTTGCGAGCACTTGCAGTACCTTTGCCTTAGTATTTCCTTCAAGCTTTGCCACACCACGGTATTTCCCCGATACCTTGTGTGCAAATTGCATCAGATAGTTGATAGCCTTTTGTTTGTCATTCTGGCTGAGTTCGTGCTTACCACAGAATGCAGCCATTCCGAATCCGGCTTGTGATTGCGCCATCCCCATAGCAGCCATCACATCAGTACCGGAAAGAGAGTCAGAAGCCGTAGCCCGTGGTGAGTCGCTCATCATCGGGCTTTTTGGCGAATGAAATTTAGCTACGCTTTCGAGTCTCATCGTCTTCCTCTCTTGCCCTGTTTGACCATCAGGACGCCGTTAACTATTACGTGACGTTCGCCTTTGCTGTCTCGGTTGTACTTGAGCACCGTTCCTCTTGCGCAGGAAAGCATCCTCGCCACTTCGGTCTGATTGCCTCGTGTCTGTATAAGAAGCTCTGGTATCGTTTGAATTGTGGCGTTCATACGTTCTCCAGTTCGGTGATTTTTATTCCAAGCCGTCCGCCTGGTACTTTCACACCACGAATTACGCGAATGTCATCGAATTGCTCGTCGTCTTCCGCAAATCCGGCGTGGATAAGGGAGTCGAGTAAACCTTTCAGGATGTTGTCGAGGTCGCGGCGGCGGGAGTCTGGAACGTCTGCGATGACTTTGATGCGGAGTCGTGATTTGGTGAAAATGTCTAACTTAAGTTGGCGGATGATTTGCTGAACGTCTTTTCGGTATTTCTGGCCTTTATCGCTGATGTAGTATTGGCTTCCCCGTCTTCGCCAGTAGGTGTTCAGCGACGGCGGGTATGGAAGCACAAACTGATATTCGTTCATGACTTAATCTTCCCCTCCTTCAGCAGTATCGCCTGCGTCCTGATAACGCCTTCGAGGTGGTAAAGTCTGGTGTCTTTGTTGTCGAGGTTATGGGTGCGTCGGTCGATTTCATCGTGACACGCGCTACAAGCCCATGCGCCGATCAGGTCGTCAGGCTTCATTCCCGTTCCGCAAATTCCAGCCATCCGGTAATGTGCCAGAACTGTAGTTTCAGGATTGCCATTGCATATGCCGTAAATACGTACCTGGCATTCTCTGCCGCGCGCTTCTTTGCGTAGATTAGCCATTTAATACTCCAGTTCAGGGTCATTTTTTAGGTCATGTTTTTTGCAGAATTGCTGCCACTCTCTTTCCAGCCTCTTACCTGTAAATTTCACTCTGCATTTTGAGTAAGTGCTAATGGCATTAAATGGCGCTGAGCCTTCAGGAAATCGAGAGCGGAATACTTCTGCCACAGGTACTAAAACCAAATACAAATAATCAGAGCTACTAAACGAATCACTCATCGTCTTCTTCCTCGTACATTGAGCTATTCGGATCGCTCATCAGTTCTGCGCAGCAATCGGAGCACACGTGAACTTCCAGCACATGCAGCTTCTGACCGCAGTTAGCGCACGTTAAAGCTCGCTCGACGCTTTCTTGTTCGTAACTTCGATTTGGGTCAATCACCTTGTATTCCTCGCACGATGTCTTAGCCACCGGATATCCCACAGGTGAGCCGTGTAGTTGAAGGTTTTTACGTCAGATTCTTTTGGGATTGGCTTGCGTTTATTTCTGGATCGCTTCGTTGGAAGGTATTTGCAGTTTTCGCAGATGATGTCGGTGATACTTCGTCGCTGTCGTCTCATGCCGCCCTCCTGACGCCCCGCCCGATCGCCATCAATGCCGCTTTGGATACGGTAGTAAACATCCGTCGAGGACTGATGAACGGTCGCCAAATCAGCAGCATGGAGCCTTTACTGTTTCCCTTCTTCTCCAGCCCTGTCGATGGTTCGATAAAATTAATCCGTCCATCAGTGATAATGCGAACTTCGTCGACACTCTCCAGAGCCTTGCTGAACCATCCGACTGACATATCCTCTGGCACAAGCATAACTACCGTCTGTCGCTGTTGTATGCACTGCTCAGCGGCTTTTTCCACCCACGGCCTGATATTGCTGTACGGTGGGTTATTCCAGATTGCACCGTGGCTTATCCACTCAGAATTTAGCGCGTCGTCAGCCTCAGTTAGCCAGTGAGCGCACAGAGCGTTTTTGTCGCTCGCAGCTGAATCCAGCCAGAATCCAAACTCAATATCCAGCGCATCAAAAAGCCAGAGCGGCGTTTGCCAGCAGTCCTTGTCGTGTGCTGGCGTATTTGATTTGATAGTCATGCAGCCTTCCCTTTTCGTTGTGACCATTCATACTCTCGCCGGGAGTCATCACTCCACCGCACGTTGCGCTCTGAGCCGAACCAGAACATGATTTCGATAAGCTCAGTCATGCTGGCCTTTCGCATTTTGCTGGTACGCACGCCAAGCATGACAACGCCACCGTCGATACCAGGCGCACTTCTTTGCTCCAGTTTTTTGGTCTTAAGCCACAGGGCAGTGAACAGGTCTTTCCAGTCTTCCGGCGCCAGCCGTTGACCATGCCATAGCACCTGACGCGAAACATCGTTCAGCATCGGCCACATGCGGTCATTCTGCGCTTTGCTGCGCTTGGGTTCTTTAACGTGGACTTCGTGGGGTGACTTGTCGTCGATGGGTAGTGAGAGAATGGCGTCTATGGCGTTATTTCTGATTGCTTCGTTGCGAAGCAGAAAGGTTTGCTTCATCTCCTGCTCTCCGGTTCCATTTTTCAGTAGCCGCAGCAACTGATGGTGCCCATGCCACCCTGGCTTCACAGAGGTCACATTCTGCATAGCCCCACACATCAATATTTATTCCGGCCTCAACCCACAGACGAGCATTACCGCCGCAAAACGGACATTCTTTTAGCTTTGGCTGGGTTAATGATAGGTCGCTCATGCTCACTCCTTCACTTAAAATCCAGACTCCGGATAATTCTGTTGCGCTGAAACTCATTGTTGAGTTTGAACAACCGTCGAAGAACACGGTCACGCGGATAGCGTCGTGCGGCAGGTGAATGCTCATACAACTCATCAAGCGGCAAACTGGACGATGAACGATACCGATACCAACGCACCAACTCTTCACGAAAATTAGCCCTGACAAGCTCAGCTATCGTACTCATTTCTTAAAACCTCCTCAAACGCATTCTGACGCATTTTTCATTCTCGCTGCTTATCGGTATACCTTGCACGTGCTTACCTCACCACAGAGCGATTGTGATGCCTTAAAAGCGATTTATTGAAGTGATATTTGCTTAATCGAAATTCTTTTCTTTGATTCCTGCGGCCCTGATGGCTTTCATTACTGCAATTACCGTTTTGTCACGCCCATCCTCATAACCCATCGCATAAGCACCTTCTTCACCATCTTTCCAAAGGTCGTCATTCGATTCGGGCCAGTCGATATCCAGTTCAATAGCAGAGCGCGATGCCTGCCATATCACCCAGGCAAACTCTTTTAATTCATCGTCTCCCGTGAACTGGCTTTTGTCTTTTGACCACCAGTTTTCAAACTGTCGGTAGCTATCGTTCACTTCCCTCTCCCCCAAATAAAAAGGCCTGCGATTACAGCAGGCCTGTTATTAACTCAGTGATGTAGATGGTCATTGCTTCATCTCCCTTTCCATTTCATCAATGTCAACGTCATCAGGAAGATGGGAGCAATACGCCGCTATACCATGATGATTTATCTCATACCCTTTGAACGTTACCATCTGGCGCGTAATCTCAACTTCGTTCAGGAATCCGCCATCGCATAACTGCCTGGCTATTTTCGATTTGGTCTGGATTATTGGTAGTGCCTGTTCTTTCAAAGCGTATGATATTTGCGCATCCCATGCCTTTTCGAGAATGGCTAATTGTTTTTTATTCATCAGAATCCTCCTTTCTTCTTGGACTGCGGTTCCTCGCGTTCACGTCGGCGCATTTCAGCAGACTGTTGGTCTGTGTCATAAATAGCGCCATTTGCCTGAATGCAATACACCGTGCCGGTATTGCCATGACGATTGAGACGAAGGATTAGTTCGGTTTCACCAGGTGGAACACTGTCATCAAAAGCACCTTCACGATGGATCCCCACCCAATAATCGCAATCCTGTTCAATCTGCCCTGTATCTCGTGAGTCACTTGGTAATGGGCGTTTATTGGTTCGGCTTTCCAGTGCGCGGTTAAGTTGCGTCAGAAGCACAACAACGCAATCAAGCTCTTTGGCAAGGTTCTTCAGTCCTTTGGTGATCATGCCGTAAGCAAGGTCGTTGCGATCGGCCTTCTCAGCGGTCATTAGTGTCAGGTAATCGACCAGAATCATGCCAACACATCCTTTTTCTCGCTTGATTCGACGGCTTTCGCTGACGATTTGAGCCAGAGATAATCCCGGCGTGTCGTCGATGTAAAGCATGTCGATTTCACTCAAGCGATTGGCTGTTTCGATCGCCCTGTTGAAGTCACCATCGTAATCACCCTGATAGCCGTCATCGGCGTCATTTGTCGCCGGAAGGTAAAAAATATTCGGGTTAACACCAGACTTCTGCCCTACCAGTTTTTCCAGTATCTGATCACCTGGCATTTCAAGGCTGAACATCAGAGCGGGCTTTTTCTCATGCACTGCGCAATTGATTGCCATCTGGCTGTATAGCGTCGTTTTCCCCATCTTAGGGCGAGCGCCAATGACAAACAGAGAGCCTTTCACCAGACCTTTCGGTGACAGCATCCTGTCCAGCGATGGGATCCCTGTGCTCATTCCCCGTTGTTCGCCTGATGGGTCAAATCGCTTCTCAAGGTCGCTAACCCAGTCTTCCATGACCTCGCCAAATGAGCGAAGGCCGCGACGCGATCCGGTTTTTGCATGGTCTGTCAGTTGCGTGAAAATCGCCTGAATAGCTTCGTACTTCTGCGTCGCAGTCATTCCGTTGCGGGAATAGAGCAATTCCGTCGCTTCAGTCATGCGGTTGATGGCGTAGCGTTCCATTGCGGTTTCGCGAACCTGCATTGCATAGGCAACGATGTTTGCGGCGCTCGGCGTGTTCTTTGCGATCTCAGCGATATAAGCAAAACCGCCAACAGACGCCGTTAACGATTTACGCTCCAGTTCATCGAAAAGCGTCAGGCCATCTACTGGCTTTTGCTCCCGGTGCATTCTGGTTATTTCTTCGAAAAGGATTTTGTGTGGTCGGCTGTAAAATGAATCGGGCTTCAGCATCGCCAGAACTTTCTGGACGCGCTCACTGCTGTCATCATCCAGAAGCAATCCACCAATCACCGCCTGCTCTGCCTCGATGCTATGGGGCGGCGCATAAAAATTATCGGTCATCGTGTTCACCCTCACGAACTTTCAGGTAGGTATTGTCGTTAAGCAGGAAATCAAATCCCTTTTTGTGCCAGACGGTTCCGCGCTGATGGTTTGGGCGCTCTTCGAACATCCATCGGCAATTTTCGCCTACGTAGCTCAAATAATTTCTCCAGTCCTGCATCGTGAACCCATGCCCGTCAAGCTGGCGGGTTATCACTCCGGCTTTGCGCCAGAACGTTCGGATCTGGTTTTTACGCTTGTCATTCAGTGCGCGGATTTTTGGCGCTTCAGGAAGGATTTCGTGGTAAGCATCGACAACATCCTGACAGCTAACGGAAGGTTTTTTCTTGTCAGACTTTTTGTCTGCTGCGGTACTCTCTAATACGTCAGTATTAGAGATAATATTATTATATTCTTTATCTGTGGTAATTTGCTGGTAATCTGCTGGTACAGTATTGCTTGCATGCATTGGTATTGCTGGCTTTGAGGTGGTAATTTGCTGGTAATCTGCTGGTACAAAATTTGACTGATAATCGTCATATTTCTCTACCGAGAAAACTGAGAATTTACCGTGTGAAACCCAGTCAATCATGCCGAGTTTTTTGAACTTTCTAAGCAGGTACTGAACGCGATCTGGTTTGAGTCCTGTTTCAAACGCCAGAGAGTTTCTACCGCCAAGTAGCTTCCCTCTGCCTACCAGAATTTCTCCTGCGTCAGTCATTACATACTCAGGCGTATGCTTTGCTTTGAGGATTAAGTGAACCCACAGATGCGCAGCTTCTGCGTCCTTGTAAAACGGCACATCCATAATTTTACGGTGCAGCAAGGCATACCCATTACCGCTGCTTTGATGCGGTTGTTGTAGCCTTCTGGCCTCTCTGGCTTCGGCTAGATTAGATATGTTACTCATGACCTTTCTCCTTCTGCATCAGCTTCACTTTTTCCAACTCAGCCCGGAATCGACAAGGCTGCTTGAAGCTGGACAGGAAGCGATCACGTAGTATGTGTTTGTGAATTTTGTCCTGGTAAGGACTGAGTTGTTTTGTCATAATGACTCCTGTGGATTGATCCAGTCTTTCTACATCAGGCCTCGAAGAATTCGCCGTTCTTCGGGGCTTTTTCTTTTGTCAGGATTCTGGCTACTTTCTTAGCCAGTTCCGCCAACTCCTCGTCTTCAACACCCCATTCAAGAACAGCCAGAAGCATTCCCATTTTGGGGATGAAGCTATCTTTCCATCGCGAAATTTGCGATTCATTAATCCCTAACGCGTCGGCAACCTTTCGCTGACCACGTACAGCAATTCGATTCAGGATGTTGCTTGTAATTGCATTCGCTTTCTTGCGAGTACTTGTAAGTTGCATATGTAAGTATTTCCTTAACAAATAAGAAGTTATGCGCATCAAATTATGCGCGTTGTATTCCCGCATTTCGGCGGGAATGATGACCATGACTGTTAAAGAGCGGTGTTACTATTTGTTTTTCTTGTTGCTTGGGAAAGGACGAACTTCCTCTCCAATCACACTGCCATCAGGCTTTACCGTAACCATGATGTTACGGCCTGCCAGAATGGCCTTGCTGATAGCGCACTGGATTACACCAAAGTCACTGGCTGCTTTAGCCTGTCCATGGATTTTGGCGTAATCGGCAAGTGTCATTCGAATCATATGCACTCTCCGTTATTAACCATGAACAAAGAATACTACAGGTATTCAAATCAATCAATACTCAGAGTATTTTTAGTTTAAGTACCTTAGCTATTAGAATTAAGCTATGGAAAATAAAAAATCACTGACGACAGAACAGCTCGAAGACGCTAAGCGGCTTAAGGCTTTGTATGAGTCAAAAAAGAAAGAATTGGGAATAACCCAATACTCAATCGCTGATGAACTGGGTATCACCCAAGGAGCGGTAGGGCATTATCTTAATGGCAGAAACGCGCTAAACGTTGAGGTCGCATCTGGTTTTGCACGTTTGTTGCAAGTCTCAATTGCTGATTTTAGCCAGTCAATTGCTGCCAAGGTTGCAGAACAGGCAGAAAGCCTTAAGAGCGATGCCAACGTAAGGTATGCAGGGGAATACAGAGCAGGAAAGAGGTATCCGGTGTTAAGCAGTATCCAGGCTGGCTCGTGGTGTGAAGCATGCGAACCATACACCATTAAAGACATAGATGTTTGGCTTGAGTCTGACGCGCATATTCAAGGTAATGCGTTCTGGCTTAAAGTGGAAGGTGATTCAATGACGGCACCGGTTGGGTTAAGCATTCCAGAGGGAACATTCGTTCTTTTCGATACCGGAAGGGAGGCGATCAACGGCAGCTTGGTCATAGCAAAACTTTCTGACTCTAACGAAGCAACATTCAAGAAGCTGATAATCGACGGCGGAAATAAATACCTCAAGGGACTTAATCCTGCATGGCCTCTCGTGCCAATCAATGGAAACTGCAAGATTATAGGCGTTGCAATTGAGACAAAACTAAGGCTGGTTTGATCACGCAAGGGGCGATTATGGTTGGAACCGCTATAGCAAGCTTTTTTGGGATGTTGGCAATCTCGACAATTTACGGCTTAGCGCATGCTTTTATTGCGAAATCTCTATCAGAAAAAATAAGCCAGGCTTGGGCGCATAGATCAGCTCGTTTCATGATTCTGGTGATCATAGCAATACAAGGGATATCTGCATTTATCCTCTATGGATCAAGCTTATACCTATTGTATCAAGGCGCGACATTTACGCCTTACACCAGTGATTACGGAACTCTATACGATGGTAGTGAAGACATCACTGTGGCTTGGATCGTCTTTGGTTTATCTATGGCCGTGTCTGTTGTAGCAGACATCATTAAGGTAATTCTCGTCTTAACCTTCGCTGACTAACCTATAATCCCGGCAGCAATAGCTATCGGGATCCACTTCACATATCCCGCATAAAAAGCACTGAACAAGCAGACACCGAAAAAATAAATATCCTTTGTATTCATTTGCTTATCATTATTTCACCAAAAATAAATACCTTGGGTATTTACACAATAAAATACCTACAGTATTCTTTAGCCATCAGCAGGGCGCTGGAAGCCAAACGGAACAGATTGGCAGGCTCTTTAACATTGATGGGATTGTCCCGCCGAAATGCGGGAACCAAAGAGTAGTTGGCTTTGGGGTGACGTGAAGTGCAGCTGCACGACGGCAACCGGAAGATAAGCACCCGGCGCGTCACCGCCAAAGTCAATCATCGGAGGTCAACATGACAGTAGTCATTACATATCTGGCTGACGATAACGCCAGAAATCGCCGCAGAGCACGCAGACAGGCTCAACGTGAACAGGCAATGCAAGAGCAGCGACTGGCACGAAAAATTGCGCTAAAGCTCTCTGGTTGCGTCAGAGCAGATAAAGCAGCATCACTCGGAAGCCTTTGCTGCAAGGAAGAAGATGAACGCAGTGGAAGTATTTGCCTGCCAAACGTAGCCATTTACGCGGCAGGATACCGGAAATCAAAACAACTGACAGCGAGGTAAGTGATGAATCAGACATACATTCCATCATGCTTGAGAAATCTGCCAAAGCAGAAAGCAAAGCCCCGCAAGCAAGCCATAAAGGACGCTAAGGCAGAGGTTATTGATCAAGCAATACAATTGCTCAGGGAGGAGTTAAGAAGTGGCAAGCTCGAAGGAATGATGATGCCCTATCAGCGCGGATATCTATCGGCGATTAGTAAGTTGGAAGTATTGAAGAGTGAATTATGAACTATCTGGAATTTCCGGATGGTTCATTGTTTTGGCAGCAAACCACTTATTTGAGGTGATGTATGGAAGAAGAATTTGAAGAGTTCGAAGAGCATCCTCAGGATGTGATGGAACAATACCAGGACTATCCGTATGACTACGACTATTGATAAAAATCAATGGTGTGGACAATTCAAGCGATGCAATGGATGCAAGCTGCAATCGGAATGCATGGTTAAGCCTGAAGAAATGTTTCCTGTAATGGAAGATGGGAAATATGTCGATAAATGGGCAATACGAACGACGGCAATGATTGCCAGAGAACTTGGTAAACTGAACAACAAGGCTGCCTGATGGCGGCCTTTATTTTTGGCATAAACAACAGAATAAACACAGCACTGAATTATTTGAGGTGAGATATGACAAAATCATGGAGCGTACCTTTTCCTGAATCAGAAACTGAACATGATGGAATGCCTGTTTTCTGGAGATTCCAAGCGACAGTTGAAGAAGATGGAATCAAAATATTCGCACTTCAATATATAGCTTTTCATCAGACAGATCATTATGCATGGTTGGTTCCTGCGCATTGGATTGTTAATTTTAAACCAGCACCAAATCAGTGGTTACAGGAATGGAAACAAAGGAGAAATAGATATGCAATTAAGAAAGTAGCAAAAAATGCCGAAAGATCTTTTGCATTCCCGACGAAGAAACTTGCCTATTGAAAGTTTATTGCGCCGGAAGAAGTACCATTTAATGAGAATCAAACAAGATTTGGCTGTTGTATCAACTCTTGTTGATGGGATGAAGAATATTGATACATCAATACCAGATATTGAATATAACTTTGGACACAACCAAGAAACAGAAAATTGGGTGTTTTATTAGTACGAATAAGCACTGTGTATTCATTCCAACGAGTGAATACACGGAGCAATGTCGCTCGTAACTAAACAGGAGCCGACTTGTTCTGATTATTGGAAATCTTCTTTGCCCTCCAGTGTGAGGGCCTTTTTATATGCATACCAATAACGCTTCACTCGAGGCGTTTTCGTTATGCAATCAAACAGAAGGAGCATCCTATGCAACAGTTCGCTATTGCAGGGGCGGCATCGGTTCGCCCTTTCAACCCGATTTTATCGGTACAGCATTCACGAAAAAATATTTTAACCGGAGCAGACTTTAAACAACCAAGAATGAAAAGCTTGCTCGAAAAGCTTTGGGATATTTTGAAACAACAAGGCCGCCCATGAGTTTTACAGATAACTGGTCAGACGAAGAATTCATTCGTCAGATGAAAGAATTAATCGGTAACGAAGGAGATATTCATGTCACTTGCAACCACCGTGAAGGAGAGCAAGTTACAGAGACGCATGTACACGCAGCAGGCGTTAATGTATCGCCAGAAGGGAGATCGTGAAGGTGTTCGCGTATTTTTAAATGCGGCAAAGACTGAAGTATTAAATCAGCGTTATTTCCTTGGGCCATGTCCATTCTGAGAACAATCATATGAGCAAAGAATTTTACGCAAGACTGGCAGCTATTCAGGAAAATCTGAACGCGCCCAAGAATCAGTACAACTCATTCGGTAAATATAAATACAGAAGCTGCGAAGACATTCTTGAAGGCGTTAAGCCGTTACTGAATGGTCTGTTTTTATCAATCAGCGATGAAGTTGTGTTGATTGGTAATCGGTATTACGTGAAAGCCACGGCAACTATTACCGATGGCGAAAACAGTCATACGGCAACCGCTCTTGCACGAGAGGAAGAAAGCAAGAAAGGAATGGATTCTGCACAAGTTACGGGAGCTACAAGCTCTTATGCACGCAAGTATTGCCTCAATGGTTTGTTCGGCATTGATGATGCGAAAGATGCAGATACAGACGAGCATAAACATCAGCAGAACGCAGCAGCAAAGCAATCAAAACCATCACCTACACCTGAACAGGTTCTAAAAGCATTCACTGACGCAGCATTGCAGAAAAACACCGTAGAAGAGCTTAAACAGGCGTTCGCCAAAGCGTGGAAGATGCTCGAAGGCACACCGGAGCAGCACAAAGCGCAGGACGTTTACAACATCAGACGAGACGAATTAGAAGGAGCGGCTGCTTAATGGCACATTCGATTACTGTAAGACTAAACAAGCCCGCAAGAGAGTTTCAGGCCGGGGAAAATATCGGATTCAACATCCGTGCTGGCGTTCAGTATTACGATCGCCAGACAAAAAAGAAAGAATGGACAAACTACAACGCCGTTGTATTTGCCAAGCCGGGAGCGCAAGCGGATTACTACCGTAGTGTTCTTGTTGAAGGTGGCATTGTAGAAATTACCGGAGAAAACATCAGGGTTGATGTTTATCAGGGGCAAAATGGTCAATCAATCACTCTTGAATTACTGAATGCAAAGATTGGATTTGCAGCTTCAGGAAATGGCCCGCAGCAGCAAAGTAGTAACCAGCAGAACACCCCTGTATACGACGATTCCATCCCATTCTGATTTAGAAAAATAAGGATTTAATTATGCCAGCGCCTCTGTATGGTGCGGATGACCCGCGCCGCTGTTCCGGCAATTCCGTATCGGAGGTGCTGGATAAATTCAGGAAAAATTACGACCGGATAATGTCGCTACCGCAGGAAACAAAAGAGGAAAAGGAATTTCGCCACTGCGTATGGCTTGCAGAGAAAGAAGAACGCGAGCGAATTTACCAGACATCAATCCGACCATTCCGCAAAGCCACATATACCCACTTCCCTGAAATTGACCCGCGCCTGCGTAATTACCGCTCACGCTATGGCGCTATCAGTAATAACTGAGGAATTTACCATGAGAGGACTTGCATACAATCCCAGCATTCTTCCGGCAGAAATGATTATTCGCCAGCGCGTAAAGCCAATGCCATCGAGAGAGGGATTACTTAAGAGAAATTCTTTTCCGTCAGTAAATCAAAACAAATATCTGAATGCGATGTTGCGTAAAGGAGGCAAGCAGTGAGTGTATGTCTTATTGATAAACGTCGACGTGGGCAACAAATACCATCTGTTGAAATGCCGAATCACACATGGTTTTGCGTACTTGATATCGATGGTATGGATACGTTGGTTGACACTCGTCATTACTGCGATACCGCAACAGCTACTCCGGCGAAAGCAAAGAAAATTGCTGCTCTGATAGAAAACTGGACTCCACCTGATGGTTGGTGCAATGGGAATGATCGAGATTGGCATGAAAAAATGAAGGGCTATATCTGCGATTTCTTACGTAAATGCAACGGATTCAGGGTGATGTGACATGAACAAGATTGACTATCAGGCACTGCGTGCCAAGGCAGAAAAAGCAACGTGTGGTGAGTGGTCGCTCGAATATGGAGAGGAGAGATTTGATGCTGGTGATGCGCTAATTCATCGTGAAGTTGTTGGATATCTTCCCATTTGCAGAATTGAAGGAGCGCATCCTGAAAGCGGTTTCGATGAAGATTTCCAGATGGAACAGCAGGCCAATGCTGAATTTATTGCTGCCTTTAATCCAAAGGTTGCTTTGGCACTGCTGGATGAACGGGAAAGAAACCAGCAATACATCAAACGCCGCGACCAGGAGAACGAGGATATTGCGCTAACGGTAGGGAAGCTGCGCGTTGAGCTTGAAGCAGAAAAACAGCGGGCAAAAGTTCTATTTATGGAAAATGCTCGGCTTAAGTCAGGCATAGCCGGTCTGATACACCTCGGTATTCGATATGCAGATGTTGAGGTCATGAAAATTGCTGGAGATGCCCAGCTTTCTACCCCATGCACTGACAGCATCATAAACAGCATTGCAACAGGCATTCGCATCAAAGGAGGTGAGTAATGCGTGTGGCATGTATCGGCTTGTTACCGTACCCGACTCGTTTTTGGGCTTCTGCGCTAATTGCAAAGCCGCATGTCCTGATGGCTGACAACATCATCCCGGCACCAAAGCGCCGCCATACCGGTATTGCATCGGCACGACGAGCAGCAAAGAAACGCAGGAGAGCAAAACGATGAAAAACCGTAAAGCAAAGATTCTGTTAGTTCGTAGAAACGCTCCTGGCGTCTGGCAGTGGGTGAGACTCAGCAACCGACGGGTGGGGTTAATGAAACATTACGGGATGATGGATTGTGGTTTTTGCAAAAAGCCCAGCGCGGCGCAAAACCGCTGGAAAAACCACTTGCGTACTAAAGGAGAGTGATATGGCTATTGCCGCAAGTTACACCATGCATCTCTATTGTGACTGCCGCCAGTGTACGGAAGGTGTATATCCAGTGCCAGACTTCGGAGAGTATATCGGCACGTCATGGGCTGGTTGTGCAAAAGAGGCGCGTAAGGATGGCTGGCGAATAAGCAAAGACAAAACACGTGCTTTTGCGCCTGGGCATAAAGTTTTGAGGATTAACAAATGACCACTATTACCAGAGAACAAGCTCTGAAAATTATTGAGGCAGCCGATGAGGTTATTAGTGCGCTTGCCGGAACTAACGAGGATGTTCACCCTGGTAGCGATAACATGCTACGCCTGTGGGATGACCTGAATGACCGTTACGCGCCGCCGGAAGTTGTGCGTGAGCTGGCACGGATTGCGCTGGCATCGTTGGAAGCAAAACCAATAGGTGCTTCCACATTGCAGAACAGCAAGTTGACGGCACAAGTGACTACCTCAAGGATGGAGAATGGCCTATTGATAATGGGACAATTGAAGTATACGCCGCCCCTCCAGTGCCAGTAGTACCTGAAGAAAAACCAATGCCTAACCCTCTTAGCATGTACGCGGTCGATGCTGTTGCCGCTATTGCAGAGGTGAGAGGCTGGAACGCCTGCCGCGCCGCCATGCTTCATGGTGCCGAACCTGTAAGCCAAACTTACAAGTCACAACACACGCAGTTTGAACAAGTTGCTGACCTCTACGAAATGCAATTTGATGACGGTCGCACTTGTGCCTTTCACACTGATGCGCAAAAGGCTGCGCAATGGCTTCAGGCATGCGACGGAAACAGGGTTCAGGAATACGTGAAGCTGGAGCGATTGCGTAATGCGCTATCGGGCAACTCTCCGGTAACTCCGGATGGTTGGGTTATGGTGCCGAAGGAACCAACTCAGGCCATGATTAAAGCGTGGCTATCAGAGATTGCTAACTTTCGCGGTCATGCTGCTGGTTACAGGGCTGCTCTTGAGGCAGCACCACAGGAGGTTAACCGTGGCTAACCTGCAACTTGCCGTCAAAGGTGAATACTTCGATGCCATGATTCGCGGAGAGAAAACAGAAGAGTATCGCCTGTGTAATGACTACTGGAATAAGCGAATTATGTTCCGGGAGTATGACCGCCTGATTATCACAAAGGGATATCCGAAGCGCGACGACTCCAGCCGCAGAATAGACGTCCCGTATGACGGATATGAAATCAAGACAATCACACATCCCCACTTCGGCGATAAACCGGTAAAGGTGTTCGCGATAAATGTGAATATCGGCAATGAATAACAACCCTCGCATTTGCGGGGATTTCTTTTATCTGAACTCGCTACGGCGAGTTTTGTTTTATGGAGATGATTATGGTCTGTTCAACATTCAACCATCTAACGTTACAGAAATACCAGCCAGACCCTGAAGATTTATGCTCACTGTGTGGCGGAAATCATGGTAAAGCCGCCATGATCGAATGTAATGACAAAATCCACATTTGCCTTAATTGCGTTGATGTCCTCGTTGATATCAAAAATGAGAGAGAAGATAAAAAGCGTAGCGAGGCTATTCGCGCCTTAGATTCATGGATGCGAGATGGGTATAGTGCTGCGCAAATTTATGACTTAGCAATATCAAAAGGCGAAATACCAGGAGTACGCATCGAATAAGACATAACCGATATTCGAATTGAAGAACTGAAAGAACACCAAGCCGCCTGATGGCGGTTTCTTTTTGCCTGGAGAATTAAGATGACCGATACCAGCCTGATTCCTGAGAAAGAAGTGATGAACAAGCTCGGTGTTTCATCACGTCAGACAATCTGGAACTATACCAAACGACACGGATTTCCGAAGCCAGTCAGAACCCACCCCAAATCATACCTTCGTGAAGCTGTTGAAGGGTGGATTCTTAACGGTGGCGTTAATCAGAAATGCTCCTGA